TTTGGTGCATGAGTAAAAGCACATTTTATCAGTTAACCGCCGAAGTTGGCACAGACGGACAACCACTTGCGAAAGTTAACGCAGGCATTGACGGCAAACCGGCGCGTATGTTAATGGGACGTGAAGTTGTTTTGTGTCCTTACATTTCAACTTATGTCAGCACCATGACCGACGAAACACCTTTCGCTTTCATGTTTAATTTTAAAGATTATGTTTTGAACACCAATTATAATGTTGCTTTGAAGAAATATGAGGATAACGAAACCGACGATATTGTTACTAAAGCTATTATGGTTGCAGATGGCAAGGTTATTGATAAAAATTCTTTGGTAGTATTAAAAAAATAGGTAATACCGTTAGTCCTGAAGTAGCGACATTCTCAAAAGCAGACCCGGCTGATGTCGTATTAACGGTAACACCTGTGGGAACGGCAACATTAAGCACACTTAAAAATGGCACTAGCACAGTTAACGCAAGTAACTACACTTACGTTGCTGGCGTGTTGACTATTGATGATACTTATTTGGCAACGTTAGTTAACGGCGATAAGACGTTCACCATTGTAATGACAGACGGTGGCGACATGACCGCTGTTGTTACTGTTGCAGATTAAATTAAAGGCAGGGTTACTCCTGCCTTCCTTTTTTAAAAGGGGTGATGTAAATGACTGTTGATGAATTAAAAACATATTTAAGAATTGATAACGAGGAAGAAGATGACCTGCTATCGTCGCTCTTAACGGCAGCCGAAAGTTATATCAAACAAACAACAGGCAAGACGTTAAAGGGCGAGGCTGATATTTCAACGGACGAGCTTTATTGTATTTGCGTAAAGTTAATGGTTAGCCATTGGTATGAGAATAGGGCGGCGCAAGTTGTCGGAGCGGTTATCAACGATTTTGATTATTCAGTCAAAGCTTTAATTCGTCATATTGCGATCTGCGGTGATTATTCATGATAATTGGAAAGCTGAATAAGCGAATAACAATACAAGCACCTAGTGACGTTGATGATGGTCAAGGTGGACGTAATAATACTTGGTATACTAAATACAGCGTATGGGCAAGCATAGTAGCTCCAAAAGTAAGCGTTGTCGTTGTACAAGGTGCAATTTCAAGCGAAATGACACATGAAATCACCATCAGAAAAATAGATGAAGAAATGACCGGTTATAAGGTTTTTTATAAAACCCATGAATACAAAGTTTTGCATTGTTACGAAAATTTTTATAACGGAACGGTTTTACAATGCCGTGAAATTATAAAGAGGGTTTAGCCATGAGAATAACGTGTAAAACTAAAGGCGTACCTGAAATTTTAAAAAAAATTGATAAGTACAATGCTGAAACGACTCAAAATATTAGTGCTGTTGTGAATGGTTCGCTAAAAAATATAGCTAAAGGTGCAAGGGCAAGGATGCCAAAAGGTAAAACAGGAAATTTGCGGAAAGGTTTGAAAAAGAGCTTTTCCAAAAAAAACTTGTCGGGTTTTGTAAAAGAGAAAGCATTTCATTCACACCTAATAGAATTTGGAACAAGACCGCATAAGATAAGAATTAAAAGAAAAAAGGTTTTAGTTATTGAAGGCGGAATGGCAGGAAAAGAGGTTATGCATCCAGGTGCTAAACCGCATCCATTCATGGCACCTGCTTATTATGCTGAAAAACGAAACTATGTATCTGGCTTAATTAAGGCGGTGAATAAGATTTGAAACGTATACCATTAAACGCTTTTGCAAAAGCTATGTATGATTTACTGCTCACTTATCAGACAACGGCTGTTTATGACGACGTTCCCGATGATGTTCAAGCGCCATACATCACTTTTGGTTTATTCACATCGAAAGATGCAGGTACAAAGACAAGCGACATATCAGATTCAACGCTCACAATTGATATTTGGAGCGATTATAACGGTAAAAAAGAAGTTAATGAAATTGCTAACGACGTTATAACCGTTTTAAATACAGGTGCTTTTACCATTGCGGACGATTTTGAATTTATAAGCGGAACAGTAGATTTTTTTGAAAGTTATCCAGAGGATGACGGCGGATACCACGGCGTTATTACTTATTTAGCAAAAATTAAAAATATAAAGGAGTGATTTAAATGGCAGTATTAACATTACCAGAAAATCCTAACACATCGAGTGGAGAGGTTGGAAAAGATTTTATACTTAAAATTAATACAGGCACAGTAGAAATTCCGGTTTGGACTACAATCGGCGGTCAAAGAGGTACGTCCTTATCTCGTTCGGCAGATGAAATCGACGTTTCTAGTAAAATGAGCGGAGGGTGGAAAGCAGTAAAAGCTGGCTTGCGTTCTTGGTCTATCGATTTAGACGGCCTTGTTGTTTTAGATGATACAGGCTTACAAGCTATTGAGCAAGCGTTCACCACGGGAGTTGAAATTAATTTAGAATTATTATATCCAGATGCAACAGTTCAAACCGGTTGGGGTTCTGTTACAGATTTTAGCATGGAAACACCGCATGATGGCGAAGCTACTATTAAAGGCACTATCGGTGGTAACGGTGCGTTGTCAGCGAGAGCGGAAGCCGTATAAATATTATATAAATTAAGGGTAGCTTAATGCTACCCTCTTTTTTTAAAATAAGGAGAGATTAATATGAAAAAAACTATACCTTTCGACTTGCTTCGACAGGGAGAAAATATATATTTCAATATTTTTAGATTGCAACAATTGGAGCAATTGTTGAATAAACCTATTATCGAAATTATCCAAAAGCAATATATGGGCATAGATTTCTGCCTAGCAGGTTTACAGGTTGGCTTGAAGCATCATTATCCACACGCTAACGCGCAGTTTTATGCTGAAAAAATTGAAGAATATCTAGATGCAGGAAATGGAACAATCAATGATTTCATCATACCTGTTATTAATGCGATTATGGTTAGCGGAATTATAGGCGAAGTTCCAAAAGAGGAAGCAGAAAAAAACGTTGTACGGACGGCGAAGAAAGAGAAACCGTCCGGGGTATAGAAGATTGGCTTAAATGGGCAGAGCCTTTGGCTTATGGTCCGTTAAATTTAAAACCACGAGAGTTTGAAGAATTACAACCTTGCGAGTTTGAACAATTATTAGAAGGCTATAAATGGCGGCAAGAAAATACGGAAAATTTAATGGCTTACTTTACTGCTTGTCAAATGTCGGTACACACAAAGCACCCTGTTTCACCTCTGGCGTTATTAAAACCGCTAAGGCCCAAACAGGTGAGCGAAAACAGAAAATCAGACGTTGAATATTTTAAAGAAATGAACGAAAAGTTAAGCAAAAAGGGTGGTGAGTAAATGGGTAAAATTGGTGAAATGATTATTGCTCTTGGCGCTGATAATACTAAGCTGAAAAAGAATATGAAACAATCAGAGGGTATTATTCAAGGTACCATGAACGTTATTTCAAGCATGAAGTCCGAGCTTGCCACCTTCGGCGCTTTGGCTGGTCCGTTGGTTGCTATAAAATCTTGGGCGGCGGCAGTAGGTGATTTAGAAGATAAGACGAACTTGGCAGGTGAAGCGGCAAGCGGCTTGTTGGCTATCGGTCAATACGTCGGTTTATCAACAGAAGACATGGCAGGTTCGCTAACTAAAATGAGCAAGTCGGCTATGACGGCGGCTTTAGCTATGCAAACGGCTTCTGACAGCGGAACGGTAAGTACGGACGTTTACACACGTTTTGGAATTCAGATTTTAGACTCAAACAACAAATTACTGTCATCGGAACAGATTTATGATAATGTCGTCGCTAAGCATCGCAGTATGGCTAACGGTTTAGAAAAAACTTCTATGGAAATGGAAATTTTCGGCAAAAGCGGTGCTAAGTTAAACGATATGCTTAATTTGTCGACGGCACAAATGGATAAGGTTAAAAACGTTGCACAAAAAGCTGGCTTGGTTTTATCGCATGACGTATCGCAAGGTTTTGAAGATGCCGAGTTTCAAGCAAACTTGGCGCAGTTGTCCATGAAGGGTGTTGTGGCAAGCATTGGCACACAAATGTTGCCAGAATATAAAAAGTTGACGGACACATTGCAAGAATTGTCGGAATACTATGCTGATTTAGACGATGCTACAAAAAGAGATATAGCGGTAGTATTAGAAGCGGCAGGGGCAGTAGCAACGTTATCAGTGGGTTGGCGTGGGTTAGTGTTCTTGGCTGGTCCTGTAATATC